GCGATAAATTTGAATCGGAAAATCAAATCACCACGCCACTGATCAAAGGATTCTGACACCCACGAAACGGGGGTGGTAGCAATGCCATAAACGCCGGAAGCAATTGCAGCACCAGAGTCAGCACAGGCAATGGGAGCCACATACGAAGAGAACAATAGAGTTCCCGGCGTTTGGGTTGTGGCCCAAGTTGCTTGTGTAAGGTAAGACTCACGGCGCAGCAAATAGGCAAAAGACAATTCGTCATCTGAAGAAGGCCCAACAATATGAGGATCTACACTTAACTCTGCTTTAGGGTCAAGAGAAAATTTATATGTGGGTTCACTAATGTGGGCTGAAGCAATATCATGGAACGGTAAGTTCTTGAATGGCTTCACATCTTCAATGACTGGAACATTTGTCCAACCAAAAATCTTCGCGATGGATGAGACCGCACTGGCTCCAATAGTCGTCGCCCTTGCAAAACTACCTATAATGGGTACGTTGTGCAAATAGGAGGCGGCTTTGGCCACAGTGGCTGCTGGTGCAGAAATCGGTCCATTACCATATTCATCCTTAGATTGCATTGCCAAAGCAACAGTAGGCATACTAACCTCATAGTCATCCTCTAGCCAAGCGTAAACTTGGATTGTGACACCATTTGAGGTAGCACCATTAGCAGAAGCCAAAGGTGCATATTGTAACATATTAATCAAGCCCAAAGTCGCAACCTCGGAGGCGCTCGTCAAGCGAACATACTCCTGAGGCATGACAAACGGTAAAATCAAATCTCCACCCGCATTATCTTGGGGTAGTATCCAAATTCCAGGTCTCTGTGACCATGGCACCAATCGATTGGAACCAACCAAATTAATGGGGTTCACTTGATTGGGCAGTGGCACATAACAAGCTCGTAGGGCACCGTAATAAAAGGGTGCTGCATTGACAATAAATTTCACGTGGAGTCGTCCACGGAAAAGGTAAAAATTATTGAGCTTGCTTTTGATAAAGGAATTATTCAGATACAAGGTCCAAGGATCAAATGCAGTGTCAGGGAAAGCGGATTCCGTCCACGACAATGTATTGATCAATGTGGGTCTTGCGAAGAATTTACCTAATGTGATACTCTTCTGAGGGTCTGTCATCGCCACACTGGGCGGTCCAAAGTCAACTGTCTCTCCAGTATTCAATTCATCAAACTGAACGTTCTGGGAAGACATTGTGGTCATAGACCCCTCTGTCTCTTTCTCTGAGGGCACAACTGCACCTTCCGTACCGGACTGAAATTCCAGCAGATCATAGTCCCACTCAAGTGTAGGCTCGGTCACTGCTCGGAATCCCATTCCGAACTCGAACGGTAATACCCCAACATCTCGGCTCGCATCATAATTCTGCGATCCAAGTGTGGGGGATCCAGTGTCCCTCGATATATTTGCGCACACACAGGACAATACCTGAGTGGACGACGATGTCTCCTCTTTAAGGCTCGGAGACGGCGCCATATTTTTATAAATTGATTTTTCAGTAGGCTATTTACATATATACCGTACATCGTCTGCCCGGACAATCACGGCGTTACACCACTTTTTGTGCTCCTGGTGGCACTACTCTTCCGAGCAAGAGGACGAGGCCTCTTCTACAGGCGCAAACTCACGCAGTCCGCTAAGATCCAAGTGGGTGAGACTTAGATCTTGCGCGATCAATGTGTCTGCGGAAAATTTGGTTTCCAAATCAGTTTGGGCGACATCTTTCACAGCCGACAGGGCGAACTCTCTGATTTTACTCAGATGGTTCTCATCAACAAATGCGGGAATCACAGTATCACTAAGAAAAGTGTTCGAGTTCCGCATGTATCGGTTCGTAAATTGCTCCCACGTGGGGAGGGGGCGGTTCATGAACTCTACAAGTTCACAATCCTTGATCAGCTGAGTCAAAAAGACTCGCTTCTCTTCAAAAATTTGTTTGCCATACCAATACCATTCGCTCATTGCAGATTGAATGATCTCAGTTCCTTGCACTTCTGGACTAACCTCGCGTGAAGTAACTCCAATCATCAGTGATTTGATGATAGAGTCCTCTTCGAGGGGACAAACATACGTTCCGGTCTCAGGTTCCAAGCGCCACGTGCGCTTCAGAAAAGAACCTTGATCGATGTGAATATACGGGACAGAGACTGCATCTTTATCTGCCATGGTGTATTTCACTCCGATTGAGGCCAAAACATTGGCAATTGCTGTATGGTTGAACCACGGACACAACTTACTCACGCCCATGCCATTATCATCACCATAAGTAATGAGAGCGACATTTGAGCGGAAAGTCACAACCTCCTGTTTGGGATTACTCTTCAAGTAGACGTATCTCATATAGAGACAGTTCACAATTCCGTTAATAATCACGGTAAGAGCTTGCCCAGACGGGTTCTTTCCAAAAAATTCAATCAAATCTCCATTGAAGTCAACCAAGCAAAAAGCGATATCATACCCTAAGGCACGAATAGCTCGCACATGCTCAGCTGAACAGCCACACGCTTCATGAAACTTGGCAATGCTCTCAAATGCAATGAGTAAAAACTCAGTTAGCATTGAAATGTCAAAGTCTCCAAAATCACCAAAGATGCAATTATCTTCCCCATGCTGAGTTAGATAATGTCGGATGAAATCCCATTCGACAGATTGCGCTTCAGTTCCAGGTGCCTGCTCAAAGATGAACTTATTCTTCTGAACCACTCGCACAAATGAGAGTAAAAACTTTCTCATTGTGATAGTGAAATCAACAGGACCACCATAAAAGACGCGAATTTTGTTAATTGCAATCTTCGCTTCCTTCATGGCTTCATCCTTCAATGCACCACTGAAGATTGGGAATGTTCTTTTACCTTCCATGTACTGTGAGCAACGAATGCTAACACGGTTCATGATGTCTTCATTGAATTCCACTGGCTCAGTGTGTGTTTCGGTAGATGGGAGACGCGTCAGAAAGAACTTCTTGGACTTCCGGTAGGGGTAACCTGCACTCGTTTTTCTGTTAATCTTATCAACAACGAACACCAGGCATCCCGTTTACGACAGTCGTATCGTCGTAAATACGGAGTTCATCCTTCCATTTCTGATCCACCTTAAGCCAATCTTTGACCATATGTTTAGCACACTCTTCAAGTGCTCCAATGTCAACTTGGCTCTGCGGCTTCACAATTTCAAGAGCAGCTCTACGCCACGGTAAATACCCACGCATAATGGGTGCACCGTGTTTGAGCTTATATCCAGCCTCCAACATAGCACCGCACATAACCGTGCGGTTCACATTGGAGCGTGGATGCGCTCGAAATTTTTGGAAGGAACCATAGATTCCAGCGTTGCCGTTATCGATATAACGAAACGGACTTTTAGCATCCAGTGCCTGAATTTCACCTCCTTGGGCTTCTAAATCCTTCAATAGAGGATCGCCCGGTTCGATGAATTCCTTAGGAGTCAAAGACATGACATCCTCATAGGTCACTGAAACAGCAGCCACCTGCTTGCCTCCACCAAGTTGGTGGAGCCCCATGATCAAAGGACCATAGGGGGAATGGCTTAACATAGCCAATCCACAATCCCCTTCTGCTGTGGGGGTGTCAACAACTCCCGCCCAGACCGGATAGGTACTGGTAATGCGTTCGTTGGAGTACGATGTTTGTCGGATACCCTTAACAGGGATCTTGGTCACACTTCCATCGCGTGATCGACCGACGTACACCGCATTGCTCCGATAACCATTCATGGTATCTCGGGCGAAAAGATCTCTAATATCTTTCTTCGGGGGCAACTTACGCACTCGAAAAACGACAAGATCTTTCTCAGGAATACGCTTCACGTCGCAATCTGCTATACGATACTCAATGTTCGTATTCACACCATCCTTCTGATCAGATGATGTGATCTTGCAGACTGGATTACCTTCCGGAACGCAATGCGCCATACTCATATAGTACTGACCTCCCAGACCAATGGCACGTGACACGCGCCATTTCTTGTCCTCCGGCAACCAACACTTGATAAAGACACTATTCCGAATGATGGTCTCTTCAATCTGTTCCATCGGCAGAGCTTTCCATGACTTGGATGTATTTCCAATGTCAAATGAGCAAACAGTGTAATCCGGTTTATACCAGACCGACTCTCGCTCCTTCACCTCAGGTGGTGGAACTCCAAGATCTTTCGACAGCACAGCACCTTGTTCCTCAAAAGCGGAAGTCATAAAGGTGGTATAAAGACTATAAAGTCCGTAAGCACCTAAGACGGCCGCAACTATCTTGGCAATTTTTCCAAAGATAGGAGAAATTCGGAAACCACCGAAAACAGCGTTTCCAAGTTTACGCATAATCAGGATGTTGACATCCTTCATTGTGCGCTTAATTTTGGTGACGGTTTTGGCAGAAACGTCGGATGCATGCTCAACAGCATCGAAGAAAATCTCCTCGACATCATCGAGAGTAGGCACCGCGTCCTTTACGCT